CCCACCGCGCCGCCTACGAGCACTTCGTCGGCCCGATCCCGCCCGGCATGACCATCGACCACGAGTGCCACAACCTGAGTGGCTGCACGATCACCGATCACACCTGCCCGCATCGTCGCTGTGTGAACGTCGCGCACCTAGCGCCGAAGTCCAAAGGCGAGAACACGAACGCCAGCCCGAACTCTTGGGCAGCCAAGACCCACTGCCCTCAAGGGCACCCCTATGACGAGGTGAACACCTACGTGAACCCACAGGGGGGTCGGATGTGCAGGGCATGTCGGGCTGAACGGTCAAGGCGTCGATGAGGCCCCGCTTTCACCTCGACGCATTCGGCGCTTCGTGGAGGATGGGGCGCCCTCGCGTCTCCGAGCCAGAAGCACAACGACTGCTCTCCGTGGCTGACGGAGAGCGCAGCGCCGTGATGTTCCACGTCGACTTCCTGTTGGCCCATTCGCTCGACGCCACCGACTTGAAGCGCGCGATGGAGGACGACGACGTGGAGGCCGAGTGGCTGGATGAACTGGTCGGCCTAGTCATCGAGGCGGCCTACAACGGACTCCCCCTATCCGCCCTCCTGACCCTGTGGGCGCTCTGGCCTGAGCGCTCACATCTGGTTCACGGGCAACTGCTCGCCGCCGGCAACCCGTCAGGGGCGGACGAGCTCGACCTCTACGACGTGGCGTGCCTCGTGTGGGCGTTCCTCGACGAAGCGGTGACAGCATCGGAGTTCACGGCGCGCCGTCTGGCGGAGTCGTCGAAGCTGCGCGACCGACTGCTCGGCACGCAGGGCCGCCCAGAAGCCGCTCAGGCCGAGGTGGACGAGTTCCGTGCACTGCTGAACCGCAACGCAGGCAAGAAGGCTCAGGGCGACGCTGAGGCTATTTCATCGACGACAGAGGGGGGCGACCCCCGCCCCGAGCCGCTCGACGGTACTTCGCACGGGTCCGACTGACGAAGGCGTAGGCCGGGGTGCCGGGGTGGTTCACGCCTCGGGAGAAGTGCTCGTTGTCGTCGGTGAAGTCCACCGGCCACGAGCCGGGAGGCTTGCGGGGGCCACCGTGGATCGACGGGCCGTCCCACGGGAACCGCAGCATCTTGCCGCTCGACGGGATGACGTGCTCTTGGGTGCCGTACTCCAACCGCAGCGCGTTCGGGTGGACCGACTTGAACCCGCCCTCCAACCGGTCGATGTTCGGGGCGTGGTTCTCGAGCGGGACGAACGAGTCCTCGTAGGCCGGGCCCTGCGATCGGCGGCGCGACTGCGGGCGACCGGGCTTCAACTCGGCCACGGCGAGGTCGTGCAGGTCGCGAATGAACGACCGGACCCCGTTGTTGATGATCCGGCCTGCGGTGGTGCGCCGGCGAGGGTCGGAGTTGAGGTGCGGGATGCGCTGCTCGCGGGTCGTGCCGAGGTCGACCTTGAGCCGCCCGGAGATCACGTCGCCACCCTCGGCGGCTCCCCGGTCACGTCCCAGGTCCACCCGCCGATCCACACCTGCGGGGCGAGCGGGGTGAGCGACCCGAAGCGCAACTCCGGCCGGCAGTCCACCGCGTAGTCGAACAGGGTCCCCGCGTACCAGTCGGAGAACAGGGCCTTGTAGGCGGCCTCGCCGTGGGCGTAGACGTGCGAGTTCACCGCGTGGAGCAACTCGGGCGACGGGAACTGGATCTGCTCCTCACCGACCGGCATCGGGTAGCAGCCCTCGCGCAGTTCGATCCGCCACGACGCCTGCCACGTCAGCGGGTACGCGCCGGGGATGGTGGCCCGATCGAACCCGCCCTGCGAGGTAGAGGTCGGCTGGTAGCCCACCAGCCACACGGCGACGTGCGCGCCCCGGACCTGCTCGATGGGGATGTTCGGCTCCCCGAGTGACACGAGGCCCTCGATGCCAGTGCAGTCCCCGCATGTGTCCGGGTCGTCGTAGGGCTCGATCGCCGCGACCACTGCATCGAGGATGGCCTGGCCCATGGGGAACAGGCACCCGCCCAACTCGTCGGGGACGTCGCACTGCACCTGTGGGATCACGGCATCACCCTAGACGCGCACCGGCCCCCACGTCGTCGTGGGGGCCGGAGGCAGCGAAGCCGCAAGGTGCAGGATCAGCAGGGTACTGTGACTAGATCAACTACCCACGACGATATAGCCGCACCCGGTCTCGGGCACGTCCTCGTCGAAGAACTGCATGTACGCCTTGTCGGGGTCGGTCGAGAAGTCCGTGGTGGCCTGCCAGTCGCCGTAGGGGCCGTCCGCCCACTGCGGGTTCGGGCTGATCTTGACCGAGCCGGTGAACATGGCGGCCTCGCCGTTGAAGGTGCGCCCACCGGGGCGGATCTTCACCAGCGGGAACACGTAGCGGGTGTAGGGCGGCAACTCCGACGCAGGACCGCACTGCCCCTCGGAGCCGATGCCGGCGTTCTTGACCCACACCTCGAGGCCCACGCCGTAGGAGGCGGTGGTGGACGGGCCGGGCATCCCGACACCGATGTTCTCGCCCTCCCACGGGGTGCCGGTGGCGCCGACGAGGAGGCTGGCGTTGGTCATCAACTCGATGAGCTCGAAGTCGAACAGGCCGATCTCGAAGTCGCCGGTGTAGCGCAGGACCTTGTCATCGTCCTCGGCGGTCCAGAGGATGTCGCCGCAGGCGTTCTTGGGCTGGAAGGTCGTGCCCTCCTCCACCTCGGGGTCGGCGTTGAGGGTGATGAGGCCCGCGGTGCAGACGCCGTTGCCTGCGCCGAGGACGGGGGTGCAGTCGGCGTCGAGCCGCGTGACGCGCAGGGCACACGCCTGGCGCTGTCCGACGCAGATCGACTCGAGGTCAGCCATGGGGACTCCTTGATCGGTGACGAGCGCTCGCCCGTCGTCTCGACGCGAGTGTCACCGTGGCCTGATCCCATGTCCAGCCGAGTGGGTGCCCACAGATAGATGTGAGACGCCGACTCCGCGACGTCGCGGAGTCAGAAGGTGCGGATGGTCCTCGGCTTGAAGTCCTGGTCCGGCGAGTACACGAGGGTGCGCAGGCTCGCCCCGGTCGGGTTGTAGGTGGACACGGCCTTGCGGACCGTCGGCAGTTCGCTGCCTGCGGTCTTGACTCGATCGACCTCCTCGCGCCGGGAGAACGAGTAGCTCACACCCTGCGACGACGCCCCGGTGGCAGCGCGTGGGAGTCGGGAGTCGGCGGAGCCGCACCGGTCGAGCCACAGTTGGTTCGCCAGTTCGATCACGGCGTCGCGCACCAGCGTCGGGACCGGCGCCCCGATCGCGTAGGTGATGACGAACCGCTGCTCGGATGCAGGGCCGCCGCCCATCGGCCACGTCCCGTCGACCCGGACGAGGTGCCAGTTGTCGTGCAGTTCGTACTCGGACGGGTCGAGCACCACCCCGTCCACGATCACCTCGGTGATGTCCGCGATGGGCCCGGCGAGCACCACGGCGTCGCAGCCACAGCAGGCACACGTCCCCCACCGCAGGGTCGCCTCCCGCACCGCCTTCGACGGGGCGTACCCGAGGTTGGTCCGGCACGGGTGGATGGTGCGGGGGCACTCCCCGAGGGCGGGGTAGGCGAGCAGCTCCCACATGACCTCGGTGGACTGCATAAGCAGTTCCTCGAGTTCGGTGTCGGAGGGGTCCTCACCGCCCGAGCCCTCGGTGCGGCACGGGCACCCTTCGGGCAGATCCTCCAACTCGGCCCAGGGGCCGCACAGCGTTCCGATGGCGGCGTCAGGCATGTCGCCAGCCTAGGTCATGGGGCCGGGTAGAAGGTCAAGACTCCACCCATGAGGGAGATATCGCCGGGGGCCGCTCCCGTGCCGGCCGCCGTCCCTGTGACACGAAAGGCCAACGTCTCGGTCAGGTCCAGACCGGTGATGTCGAGTTTGCCCATCACCACTGCGATGACCTGCTTCGTGGTGTTCGTCGCGGCGACCAGCTCGAACAGCACACGCACAGCGGTAGCGGAGACCCGGATGATGGACCCTTGGACCTCCGCCCAGTGCCCGGCCGTCGCCGCCAGGTTGTTCGAGTCGGTGAACGCGGTGCCTGCGAAGTACGCCCGATAGCGGCGGG